GTTGTCCATCAAATACCGTGATGTCTGATGTCTTATTAGGACAGTTATCAGAACAAGAACAGCTTTTGCTTCCGCAGTTAGTACAGCTCATATCTTAACAGTTACAGTTTTCATTCAAATTATTCATCAAGCATTGTTCTGTATCTTCACAGATTACTCCATATGGTAAACAATGCAATACATCCATTATTAAATGTTGTTTCATTAAATCAGTCCATTCAGGCCCACATTTAAATCCAAACAACTCTTTGCTACGAATAGCAGAAATACCATCAACAAGTTGGTACTTCTTTTTCTTGATAAAGTTACTAAATCTTGGCGTATAATAATTACAACAGTCAAAACACTCAGCTCCTGTTACAGAGAATCTTGTGAAATCACCTGACGTATCATATGGTCCAAATGGACATTCGGTAGTAACATCTACCTTACTCATAAATACACCTGTATCACCAAGCTCTTCTGATACATACCACTCATCTAAGTTAAACCAAATGTAGTAAGTAAATGGCTCGTCACCTGTGTAAATAGTGAACGAGTAGTAAGGATAACCGTTGTAAGCCAATGTGTTGCCATACTCATCCTTTGCGATATTGGCAGTGGCAGTATAGTCATCACCTAAATAAGTTAATGCTACATTCAAACTCTCATCACAGCATCCGCAATCTACAGAACGAACCTTAATAGAGTAAGTAGATGAAACATCTGAAGTAAGTACCCAATCACAATCACTAATAGGACAAATAGACGTGCCATCAAAACGACCAAATACAACCGCAGCATCACCATCATTATACGACAACTGCCACTCTGTAGATCCACTACTATAAGAAATAGTAAGAGGAGATGTGGCTGGAGGATTAAATGCTGTATCCTCAGTTGTCTCAAAGAAAACATTTGTTCCGTCAGTATATGTATTGAATACTATAGACTCAATAAGTATACCGTCATCATAGATATCCATGATAACACCACATAGGCAAGTAGATACCTCAGTGCAGTTGGGAGTGTGATTACAGTTACAAGCCATTAGTTACAGCAACAAAGTGATTTAAGTATATCCATATGCTTCTGAGCGTTAGTCCAATCAAAAGCACAAGCAGCGAATTCAAGTCCATCCATTACCACTCGCATCTTCATAGCTTTCATAAAAGATTTGTTGTCACACATATCTTTACAAGGAGCAGATTCCATTCCGCAGAACGCATCAGCTACAGCTTGACGATAACAGTTCTCAATAGAAATGCAGGTAATTACAATAGTCTGTGAAGTACAGTAACGGGTATCACTGCAATCACTAGTATCAGTATAAACAGACCAATAAGTGTGGTTCGTATCAAGAGCAGGATCAATATCAGTAGAAGAACCAACAGCTTGGTACAATACGCCATTGCGCAGTACGATAGGCTTAAGAAACGCTTGATAGAATACATCATCTCGCCAATTAGGATAAGTACATAATTCTACTTTCCATAGTCCATCCTCATCAGTATTCGTAAATGAATATGAAAAAGTATTGTTTGAAATATTGTGAGGTGGAATGGTGAAATCCCTATTAGCAATATCCGATGTAGCCATAATGTAAGTACTACCATCACCACGAGTAATAGTAATAGTACGGCTAGTAAAGTCAGTAGACTCGTGTCCCGGAAGATCATTAGTCGAGTAGTTAGAAGTATCTTTAAACGTGATCTTCTTGCAGTCACATGATACCTCAAGTGAACTACATGAGTTTACTAGTAATGAGGCTTTAAATGGGTTGTTAATAGGTGTTGCCATTTTTAGTTATTGTTACAAATTTAAGTTTTATTTAATTGTCTTTTTTTAAGGCTCTTATTGCTACTCAAAATCATTGAATTCATCAAACTCATTAAAATCATCAAATTCATCAAAATCATCGAAATCATCAAAGCCATCTGAAGTATCAAATGAAATCTTAGGGCCTTTTGGTTTTATGTATTGAACACCTTCCCCGAAAATGTTAGCTAACATTAATGCTCCACCACCAACAATACCTTGCTCTTTCATAATTGGTTCAACATCTCTCATCCAAAGTGGAATAAGATAATCCTGAGCAACAAGTGGCATTCCTGCTTTATTAAATAAATTATCTTCTGATGCCTCTTCTAATTCTCTACTTTGTTTTTCAGAGTCAGTAAGAGAGTAATACTTCCAAATTGATGACCCAATAGGTGATAATTTATTAGCTAAAAAGTCACTAACAACACTAGCAGAAGTTGGTCCTCCGAATTTTTTATTTAATTCCTCTACCTGTCCTGTAGATATGTTTTTCTTACTAAAAGACGCTGCCTGAACAGCCGTTCTGTAATATGCAGCAGCTCCACCTGTAAGATCTACCCTAGCGTTTCCAATCTTAAGTTTACCAAAGTCAGAGCTTCTAGGATCTAGTTCTACTGATGTTGTTTCATCATCATCATTATTCAATCCTAATGCAGTCAATCCTATAACCGTACCTGTTACAGCCATAAATGTTGCCATCTTCTTAACGGCCATAGCTCTAGCGGCAGGAGACATTCTTGCGTAGAACACGGGATTCATAAAGGTGTCAAACCTTGCTTTAATTAATCTAGGGGAGAAGAATACAGGACCTAATCCAAGAGCTAATTTTGCATCCATTTTACCCCTACCTGTAGCTGCATTAACGAATGTAGCCCAATCTTTGAATTCTTGAGGATTAGATCTAAAGTCATATCCATTTTGCTTAAGAACTTCAACCCCTTCCATGAATGACTGAACTCTCAAGTTATTTAAGAATCCTGTATATGCGTCTTCAGATCTTTGGTATAAGTCAAGACCTGGTAATTTTCTTCCCCTAATATTATATGCCTGACCGAACAAAGGAATTTTATTTCCAAGATTGCTAGCAAATCTTTCTTCCATTGCTGTCATCTTTCCATTCTGCTCAGAAATATGCAATCCACTTTCTTTCATTAATGGATAGAATTCAGAAGATTTTATTTCATTGAGCCACTTATCATATGTTCCTTTTTGAGCCCAAAACTTCATCATTAACCCAATTTGTTTTAGTGATGTAGCAGGGTTCTGAGTCATCATGTGGATTACACCTTGTCTAAATGGTGCAGAAAGGTCGACTGATGCAATAAGTCCTTTTGGAAGATTGAAACCAGCAAGTATGGCTCTACTCGCTTTTTTCCATCGAGTATCAGTATCCATTTCAGCCTTAACCTTTTCATACTCAAATTCCTCAACTAGAGCTTGTTTCTCAGCTTCTAATTGTCTTGCCTCATCATCTAACTCAAAAGACCTAACTCTTTTCTTGGATTCAAAGTCTCCATCAGCAATTCTTTGCTTTAATGTTTGAGCTCTTTCTTTTAGGCTTTTCTTATATGCTTCTAATTTGTATTTATTGAAGTCAGCAATCTCCTGATCTGTTACAGGAAGTTTTGCCATTTCATCTTTAAGCAATTTCTTTAAATAAGCCTCACGAGCAGTAAGTATTGTTATTGCTTTAGATTTTACGCCTGGATTTTTTAACTTACCTACTTTAGTAGCTAATTGCTTCTGAACATCTTCAATGTTTGAAATCAATCTACCAACAGCTTTAATCCTATTTACTTCTTGAGTAAGGCTATCTTTGGTCTTATTTACTTCTCTACCATAGTTAGATATGGCATCTCTGATTTGACGATCTGTAGCATCAGGGAATTTAGCCTTAACCTCATCACGAACGTAGTCTATTACGTCTTCAATTTCAGTAGCTCCCTTTTCTACAGCTTCTCTAATCTTATCTATACTGACAGCAATTTTACCATCAGATGACATTATTTTTTTGCCTTTACCAGATTTCTTTCCTTTACCGGATTTGATTCCTTCAATGGCTTCTTTTTCTTTAAGTGAAGACTCTTCTTTTCTTAGTTTCTCGATATCTCTATTGAGCTTTCTAAGTTTCTTTTGAGCTTCAGCTATTTTCTCTGCTAATCCTTCAGGCATTTCTTTACCTGCACTTTCGTAAATCTTTTTGATTTCAGGAAGAACTAGGTCGTATTTAGCATTCATCATTACTCTTCGTAGTCCGAATGACTGACCCATCATGGATCCACTCAAGTTAATAGCAACTTCATACTTAACAATCTTATCTCTTAAATCGTTAATTTTAGCTTCTATCTCAGAGGTGTCTGTTCCTTCAGGAGCATCCTCTAATTGATCATATAAGTCCTTTAACTCATTAGATGCTTTAGTCGTGCTATACAATAATACAGCAGTTTCTATTGGCATTGTAGGTCTAGGCTTGTCAGCAAGTTGTCTAACTAAAGTATCAGGATTAATTTCTCCCTCTGCAATAGCGGCTTCGGCAGTATCAAATATCTCAGTGTAAGACATTGACTCAAAGCTTTCAGCGGCAATAGATTTAGCTAGATCACTAGTAAATTCGTTCTTAATAGAAGTTAATTCAGGGATATCCTCTCCTCTAGCAATCTCGTCTTTGTACTTTTGTGAATCTTCAGCTGATAATCTTCCATCAGCAACTTCTTTATTAAGTACTCTCTTTGCGGCTTCATTCATTGCAAACGTAACGTCAACACCGCTAAGTACTAATTTTTTGGCTATATCAATAATAGCATTCCAAAGAGTAGGTGGTATAAGTGAAGATACTGCTTTGCCTTTAGTATCAAATTTAACAGCTTCAAATGCTTGATCAACTTTATCTTTTACTACTTCTTTTTTAGAAGCACGCTTAGGATTTTCTTTGACAAACTGTTTTTGAGCCTGCTGTTGCATACCCTCTGTTACAGGATAAAGACTTCCTTCATCTTCATTTAATTTCTTCCATGTATTGTCAGAGAAATCAAATACCATTCTAGTATTTGTAGGAACTCCATTTGATGAAGTCTTAAGGTCTACAATCTTGGCATCTCTTCTAGTCCAGTTTACAGAGTCTTTTGCTTTTTGTTGGTAGGCTTCGGAAGCTTCGATCAACTCTCCATTACTATTTGCCACCATCCATTTACCTGTAACTCTATTGAGCTTAAGTGGAACGGCATCTCCTGTTCTAGTATATATAATGGTATGGTCTCCACTACCTTCTTTAGCTTTAGCCATCATTTCTGCATTCTTGGATCTTTGCGTTTCAAAAGAAACTTTCTCCTGTTGTGCAGCAGGTTTTCCTAATGATATAACATCATCAGTAGTGGTAGTAATTATTTTATTTCCGTCTTTATCTTCACGGATTTTTTGAATGGTTAATGATTTGGCTTCATTGCCATCTATGATAGCTTTAACTTCAGTTGGATTTCCATCTTTGTCTAAAGTTACAGCATATTCTTTATCAGCACCGAATCTAGTTTTACCTTGATATCTTGCTTTAGTTGTATCAACTTTTTTAGGCTCTTCTTTCTTGTACTCAGCTTCGGCTTCTTTTGCTTCAGTAGGTTCTGTCTTGGCTTCAGCAACAGGAGCGGTTTTTTGTGTTCTTTGATCTAATTCATATTGAGCATCTTCTTGACCATAACTAAGTAAAGAATTTCTAAATGAATCAGGCCTAGGAGCTTGTTTACTTGGTATCTTTTTACCATATTTCATTATATCTGCAATACTGCCTGTTTCTGCCTTTTCTTTAAGTGCGGCTTCGTACTGCTCAGGAGTAGATTCAATAACATCTCCAAATAAATCATGGTAAACCATTTCATCTTTATCAGCTGCTTCTTGCCTTTCTTTCTTATTCTTAGGAATTTTGACTTCTTTAACTTCAGCTACAGGTGCTTCTACGGCAGGTGTCTCTACAACAGGAGCTGCTTGAGTTTTAGGCTTGAAATTACGAATGGCAATTGTCCCATCACTAATGTACTTATCAATAAGTCCATCATTGAGTGCTTTCTTAAATTCAGATTCAGACATCCATTTGTCTTCACCTGGCAATTGGTATCTGCAAGGCTTTGCCATATTACTTTCCTAGTTCTTGATCAATCAAAATAGGTTCGCTAGTTCTGCTTAAACGAGCAATTAAATCACCGTATTCTCCAACGCTTTCTACTTGCTTCTCGATATAGTGATGAATAAGTGGTTTGATTTTAGGGCTACATTTGTCCCAAGCAGCTTCGTATTTATCAAGAAGATCCATCTCCATTTCTAGAGCTGTTTCAAATGCTTCCATAAGATCGTCTACATCTACTTCTACAGCATCTAATGCACGAACTTCTATTTGCTCATTCATATCATTCATGAATGTCTCTAATCCATTGAAATGCTCACGTTCACTATTTGACTCATTCATAAAGAACTTCTCAGCACCGAAGAATCCAATAGTTTTCATTGTATTAGCTAGGTGAAGGTACACCTGACTAGCCTTAAGCTCTTCGTGTCCTAAGGAGTTAATCATTTCTATTTCCTGATTTGTCAATAGTTTTTTCATTATCCGCAATCTTTATTGATTAAATTATTCTTTTCTAGCGTTTTCACTATACTAGCAAAGTTAGTATCTATTTTTGAAATTCTATTATAGTCAGCACCATACTTCTGCTTAAGGTCCTTAATAGCGTTTGTTTTAGCTGTACCTTTTAGCTTATTAGCCTCTGATATTTCTTCGAATGGATTAGCCTCAGTAGTTGGCAACTCTTCGGTTTTTCCGACAGGTTCAGTGACAGGAGCTTCTTCAGTGACTACTTCTTGAGCTTGCCCTTGTTCTCCTTGAACCACTCCACTAGGGCTAGGCGTTTCTTCGCTTGGTTGAGTGACAGGTTGTTCTTGGACAGGTTCTTGCCCGACTCGCTCTTCACTTGGTAACCCTTGTTGGTTTTCTTGATCATTTCCTTCAGTATTAAATAAATCTATTGGTTCTGTAAATGAAGATGGATTCTCTTCTGCTTTCTCAACAACAGAAGGCTTACCCTCATCCGCTTTTTCTATATTTTCAACGTCAAAGTCAATCTGTCCTGATTCAGCAAAATCAGGATTAATCTCAGGCTCACTATCAACTCTCTCCTCTTTTTTGATTTGTTTTTCCTGAGCATCAACATACTCTTCAGTCTTTTCTTCTGCAAAATTAAAGTCAGCCTTAACAGCAGTTAAAACATCGTTTAATTGCTTTTTCTTAGCGTCACTTAAAGAGTCATATGCATCATTAGATGTATCTCCACTAACAAGACCAAATGCAGCACCCATTACAAATGATGACACTAAAAATTTCTGAACATCATCTAATGTTCCAAATCTATTCTGAACCTCCTCAAAGAATCCATTTTGACGCAACTCATCTGTATAAATATTTGTAAGCTCTTGAGATGCTTCTTCTACTGTTTCTACAGATCCACGAACTATAGCCTGTCCACCTTTCTTAAGTGCAGATACAGCTTTAGATGCGCTACCTCCAAATATTGACTCAATATACTTATAAGCAGCACTTGGAGCCATCTTGCTTAATGCAATTGAAAATGCTTCAGATGCCGCACCACCAACTAAACCAGACATAAAGTACATCTCTTCCTCAGTAGATCCAAATATTCTACCTGTTGCTTCAAATTTAAGACCTTCTTTTACAGCAGGTGTTAATATGTACTTACCAAACTTGGTTGTAGATAAAGCTGCATCAAATGCATTTTCTGCTCTATTTATGTATTGAGATACCTTTTGAACATTTTTAGTTCCTGTGACTAATTTCTCAACGGAATTACCAACTCTGAATGCAGTAGCAGGTATCTGATCAGTAATAACTAATGGAGCAATAATAGCAGCAGTTGTACCAAGCATACTACCCCAAGTCTCTCTACTGTTGAAGTCAACCTTTGTGGCTTCTTCTAATGCTGCCATCGCCTCATCATCAACGAAATCATCGTCAGAGAATCCTTTTTCATTAAGAAATGCTTTAGCGGTATTAGCAGCTTCGCTTTGAGCAAAATAACCATCAGCGGCAGCAGTTGCTGGAGTTAATGTTTTAGCAAATCCATTCATAAATGACTCAAAGAAACCACCACTTGATTGAGTAATTCCAAAGTCATTGTTGTAATACATTGGAGCAAGCTGATTGAGTAAAGCTTTGTTATGTAGATATTCTTTCTCTTGTTGTGTAAGAGACATATACCCACCCCAATCAAACATATCTTTAAATCTTCTGCTTAGTCTAGATAAGTATTCTTCATCTATACCGTTATTTTTAGCTAGATTTTGGTTTGCTTGTGACAATTGACGATAGAAGAAATCAAATCTTTCCTTAGGACTAAAGTCACTAGGAATAGCTGATAAGATGTTTTCAGATGTATTAGTTAAATTTCTAGAAGCTGATTTAGCTAACTTTAATGGCTCTGTTTTAAATACAGTAGACAATAAAGATTCGTTGTTGTCAATTTTCTTTTCTAATAAATTTCTTTCTTTATTTAAAGAAAATAATTGTCCATTGATTTCTTTTAATCTAGGATCATCTTTACTTAAACCTTGAGCTTGTCTTTTAAGAGAATTTATTTGAGCATTAATAGTTGAAAGCTCACCTTTATAATCACTTATTTCTGATCTTACAGATGCATAGTTTTCTTGCTGTAGTTTTTCGTATCCAGCATTCATAGTAGACAACTGATTCTCAATATACTTTCTTTCAGTGTCACTTATGTTTGTAGAGAACTTATATCCACCTGTAGCTCTATCATACATAATTTTACCAGCATCAATATTATCCTGGATAAAATCAGCAATCTTTACAGTTGATTCAAATGATTGTCTAGCCGCATCTTGGAAGTCTCCGTTGTCACGAAGGTTCAATTGATCCATATACTCTTCTTTCTTCTTTTCTAAAGAGTATCTAGCAAGACTCATATCTCTAGCATAAGCCTCATTAACAAATTGATTTACTTCCTTTGCTTGATTGAAAAAGTTCTCAGCATCACTCATTACCTGAGTTAAAGCCTTTGCTTTGTCTGCTGTGTATTTACCATCTCCAATAATCTTCTTTGCCTGATTCTGAAATTGATCTAGTGCAGTTAATTGACTAGCAGATAGTTTCGCTTCTTTGGCAAACATAGTCTGTAAATCCTTATTAGAGAAGTTTACAGCGTTTTGAAATGCTTGTTGATACTGTGGATCATTTAACTGATTCACGGTATTCTTTACTCCATTTAAATCTAAACCTGTAGTTAGCTTAACTGTAGGCATAGCTGCTACTTTAGGCTTCTCTTGCGACTTATCTATAATAGCTCTAGTCTGTGGGCTTGATTTAGCGTAGTTTGCATCGTATGTAAAGTTATATGTACCATCATCGTTGTACATACGGTCTTTAGGTGCAATTGGATTAGCTGTTAATGTAGAGAATGACAATCCAGCAGCCATAGATCTATCTCCTCCTGAGGTAAGTGCATTATAAGAATTGAAATCTCCAATTCTACCATACTTACTAGCAAGAATTTCATTAGCTTTATTTAACTGAGTCTGATCTCCTGATGGATAGTATCGTTTTGCGTTAGCATCTAGTATTGCTTTTCTCTCAGGAATCTTTTCACCTGTTAGTTTAACAAAGCTTCCGTTTACCTCCTTATACCACTCTGAACCTCTTTTTTCATAGAAGTGATCATTGTATTTGTATAATTGAGTTTTAGTGTTGTAGTTTATTTGAGATGCGTTTTTATTAAGCTCTGCTTGTCTAGCGGCTACATCTCCACTTTGTAATGGCTTAAAGTTTCCTTCTCCAATATCTTTGTACCACTTGTTTCCTGACTTCTTATATATGTCATCTCCATAAATGTAAAATCCATCAGGTTTAGAAGCAACTTGTTCTGTCTTCTTTGGTTGAGATTTTACAACGTGACCATTAGGATTTACCTTTACAGGTTTGTCTTTATATTCCTGATTTAACTGAGGAGTAGTATCAGTTGTAGGAATCAACATATCAGGATTAGATGGGTCCTCTTTGTATGCTACAGGTAATTCTATATTTTCAAATGAAACTTCTTTCTTGTTAGGATCAAAGTCATCATCTACAAATTGAATAGGCTGAACTAAATCAGTCTTAACTTCAGTTATAGGTTCTTGAATTTCAACTTTTTCCTCTTGATTAGGAATAGACAAAGGTCTAGGCTGAACTAAAGAATCATCATTAAATATGTCTTCAGTAGTTTCTACTTGTGGTACTTCTTGAGGTGCTGCTTCAGGCACTACTTGAGTAGTAACCTGCTCCTCAATTACTGGACCTTGTGGCATTCCAGCTTGCTGTTGAGTAGGAACTGTAGGTTGAGTTTTTACAGGCTCGGTAGGCTGTGCGGCTGTAGGTTTAATCTTTACATCAAATTCCTGAGCTGTAGGAGCATTAGTATTTTGAAGTTGAATAGTTTCACCTTGACCTCCCGTTTGAGTCTGCATTAAATCCTCTTTCATATCTATAATTTATACAAAGATAACCAATGATAGGTTATTGAGATTGATAAGACATAGATGTGCTACTTCCTGAACCTGTTTGATACCCTGGATCAGTAAACATAGTATTTTTTGGATTATTTCCAAATCTAGCATCCTCAACAAATCTTTGAGTTTCATCTGAAATATCTGAAGAAACAGTAATTGTACCTCTAAGAGTAACTTTCTTTTGAGCAGGAAGACCTGTTTTAGGATCTATAACTTTCTGATTGTTGTCATCTAAAACATCGACTACAGCAGCAGGTCTACCTGTTGAGTTTTTCATGTTTACAGCTTTATCTTTCCCATATGAACCGATAGTATTACTGTTCACAGGAGCTTGTTTACCTGTCTGTTTATCAGACACACCCCAATAAGACTCATAAGATGTAGCATTAATTGCAATCTTATTGTTGTCATATGCCTTTTTCCAATTATTCATATCTTCATCAGTTACTTTTGTACCATCCTCAAACAAGTAGTTTTTAGATTCTCCTTTAACAAATTGACTGACTGGAACCACCTCAGGTTGCCAATAGAACTTCTTAGTAGATTTATTCCATTTCCTAACCCTAACTCTAATGCCAACTTGTTGTTGTTGAGCATTTACTGCGTGATATTCAGATCCTTCTTTTTCACTAGAATTTGCCTTAATAACAACTGTCTTTAAATAAGGATCATATTCAGCATTAGTAAATCCAAGCTGTCTAGCTTTATTCATAATTGCAGCTTGAAGTTTTTCTCCACGTAATCCTTGAGCTTTAAATCTATCAATTTCATCCTGCATACTTAAACCTGTAACAGGATTCTTTTGATTCATTAAGTTGTTTTGATTAGTCCAAACAGTATTCTTTTGATCCTGTCTATTTAAATCTGCTTGTCTTTTTTGTTCGGCAAGTCTTGCTGCTTCCATTTGACCTGAATCAATAAACTCAGGGTTAAGTTCTACTTGTTCTTGTAATTTACTAGCAAAGTAATCTAGAGCCGCCTGTCTTTGATCTTCACTATATTTACCACTAGCAATTAATGAATCAATTGTTTTTTCGTAATCTCCAGTAAAGAATTTTTTGAATCCACTAATGAATCCCTGCTTAGTTAGGGTTTTATTTTTCATTTTCATTACGAACTCATCTCTTTGAGCAGCAAATTCTTCAGGACTTAATCTTCCTTCTGCATCTCCTGTTCTCATATTGATAGGCATTTTACCAATTCTATTTGGATCTAGGAGTTCAGCTGTTAACTTGTCTAATTGAGGAATAATGTTTTGATATAGTTGAGCTTTTTCAATATCTACAAAGTCTTTCAAACTTTTCTTACCTGATACAATCTCATCCATGTGATCAACAAGTGCTGACTTAATTTTTCCAGCTATATCAATCGCCTCTCCATTAACGTAATTTTCGTTTTTAGCAGCATCTTTCAATAATTGATCAGACCATTCTGCCCAAAACTTTATATCCTTTGCAGTACCTAATCTCTTAGCATATTCCATTCTGAATTTAGGATCTTTCAATAATGCATCAGCATTACCATTTACACCAGCTAGAGATTCGTTTACAAATTGCATTGTAGCCTGGTTAAAGGATTGCTGGTATTGTGGAGCAGTTTCAATAACATCAAAGTATTTATCTAACTGCTTTTGTTTTTCTTTAGCTGCATCAGATAATGCACGTTTACGAGCATCATACAATCCCATAGGTAATAAACCACCTACGCCAGAGTAAATAGTTTGGCTACCAATACGGCTTCCACTAAATGTTCCTACTGCTATATCTCTAGCTACATCAGGAAAATAATCTTGTACGCCAAGTTTTTCTACAACAGCTTTAGGTAGATTGTCAGTGAAATTAGTGTATGCGTTTAATACCTGATTTTCTATTTGAGGTTTAGTGTCAGTATTTACAACAGTTGGTGTTTGAGGCTCAGTTCCTGCTCCTGCGACAACACCTGCAACAGCTGGATATGGTGCTTGTTGACCAAAATTAACTTCAGTACCTTGATTACCTAAAACAGTATTAGGATCAACAGGTTGTTTTGCAGGTTCATTAGATAGTAAACCAGAGTTTAATTGTTCTTGAATAGTAGATACTCCTTCAGCTGCTTTAGCTTGCATGATTCCTGCTTCTTGCTTGGCTTGATTAGCTAATGCGCCTGCTTGCTCTAATTGAGATGGTGTTTCAGCATTTTTAACTGCGGCAGCAAGTACTTCATTTTTAGTGATAGATGGAGATGGATCATTAGAGATTGTAGATGCTAATTTTGATCCAGTAGTTTCAATAGGTGCTTGTGGAGTTGGCTCTACAAACTCAACACCCTGATTCCCAAGAGTTGTATTTGGGTCTACGGGTTTTTTAGCTGGTTCATTAGAAATTACTTCTGTAATTTTTCTTCTTATTTTTCCTTTAGCCATTTGTAGTTCCTGTTTGAGTATTATTCATTGCAGCTTGAAGTGCTGATAATTGTTTCTTTAATCCTTGGTTTTCAGCTTCAAGTTTACCTGCACCCATTACAGATAGTAAGTTAGAAGTACCTGATTTCTGAAGGTTAGCAGCATCAGCCATAAGCTGTGCTCTCTGAAGTAATTGAATATCCGTAGCTCTGTTAGCCATACTAGTAGTTTGCTGTTGTTCAGCACCAAGTAATTGAGCTAATTGACCACCATATTGAGATGATATTTCTCTTGCAGCATTACCAATTAACTGATTGTATTGACCAAAATTAGGAGTTCCGCCTGCTCTCATTGAGTTAGTCATAAGTGTCTTACCTAACTGTTTGTTAGCGGCTAATTGAGAATTGTAAGCAGTTCCTGATTGAAGAGCTTTTCTTCTTCTTTGAATAGTAGATAGCATTTGACGCTCCATTGGATTCTCTGCCATTGGAGTCATTGCCTCACCTTTTTTCTTTTTCAGGTATCCTGATAAAGCCTGTCCTGCCCCAAATCCAACTTGTGCAATTTGACCAAAAGATGGTAACTTTTCCATTAATGAAGATAGAGAAGATCCAATTCCTGAACCTCCACCTGAACCACCACGTAGAGAACCATCTGCCTGACCTAGCGTATTACTAGGTACGCCACTTGGATTTGAATAACCAGAAGTATTGTTGGCGGCAACGTCTTTAGCCATATTAGCGGCTTGCATTATTAAGAACGGATCCATAATTTTGTTTTTTCAAATTTAATAATTATTTTAAAGCCTTGTACTGCACTGCTGTACTTGTTACCAAGAAGTCTTCGTCAGCAGAACTTACAATCTTAAATATTACTACTCTGCCTTGATTTCTTTCGTAAGGAGCGTAGATTGATCTTGGAATGTAACACTCATATCCAAAATAGTTCTTAATGCTCAATGGAACAGCATTAGCATCAACTACAGAATCATAAATGTCATTATTGTAATCAGAAAGCGATTTGTAAAAGTAAATCTGCTCAGGTTTGCTATTTGAGTTTACACGGATTCTAATAAATTCTTTATCTGAAATAATTTGAGCATCAGAAATACCTGTTAAATAAGCTGGCATATCGTCTCCATTAATTTCATTTCCAATACCTAATTCATAAGTACCTGAACCTTTCATTCCGAATAAATGGTTCTTATAGTAAAGATATTTATCGTAGTTGTATGAACTTTGACATTGAAGTGCATTCTGATTGATTCCATAAATCAATGTACTGAACTCATCTTCATTTTGTATATTCATAATATACTCTTTATTGAGTACATTGAATCCGCCTGATATTTTAGCTTCGTAACCTTCTCCGACCAACTGATTGAATTTACGGTTTAGCAATTCAAAGAATCCTGTTCTAGCAATCTCAGTTAATTGATTGTCAGAAAAAGCGTAAGCAGATATGCCATTAGCAAAGAAAATAGCATTAGAATATTCAGCCCAAGATCTCCAAGTCTCATCATGCATTCCAATAGTCTTGTCAATCCAAAGCTGATTAAGAATACCACCAACATCAGAACCAATAGTAGCAAGCTCATTAGCGTTAATTTCGTGAATAATTCTTTTATCAACAAGTAATAAACAAATACCGCTATCTGTAAATGCGTAAAGGTTATTTCCTTTATCACCTGATATAGCAGACCAAGCAAATTTGATTTCACCTGTATCATCAGAAATATCAAAGTAATTTGCAGCAGGATATGTTTTTACTGAAGGTGTATTTTGTGAATTAATAGGCCTTCTTAGAGACCATAATATTCTAGTACAAAAATCTGTTTGCTCTTGAAATCCTACAGATGGTTTTGTAAAAAAGCTTTTATTTGTTTGACCTTTAGAGTAATCAATGTTAGTCTGCAAGTCATTCATCAAGAATCTGAATCCACCATTGTTCCATAGATTCCATTCGTAACCATAGTCATTAAAATAACCAGGTATCATATTGTTATCGTCAGCAAATTGAACAGCATCCATAGGATCACTTTCCTCCCACTTGTAAGGTCTTGGAATGTAATTAATTAAAGGATAATACTGATCACTAACTGCTTTATCAGGTTGTTCTACATTGAATGCAAAAGATAGGTTAATCCTAGTTTCTGCTGTCCAAACAAGAATCATTTGTCTCATTAATGCAGCGTTAGCTTTAAGTGCACCACAGAATTGGAAGTCATATCCAAAGTCATAGTTCCATGGAGCAGAGTTTTCCCAAATAGGATATGTATCAACAAATGTATATCTCTTAAGTGGGAATGGTAAGTCTAACTTGAACTCATTATTAGGGAACAACCAACCACCTTCTAATTGAGATGGGTTGGCATCATTGTCATAGTTATTGTCTAGAGCTGCCCAAATAGATTCATTTATATAAGTATCACCACCATAAACCTGAACAGGTATTCTAGGGTCGTAATTTACATAAACCTTTCTATCTTTAGGTACAACAGAGAATAAACTATATCCTGATATCTCGTTAAAGTTTAATGTAAATACACGACATACACCATCTCCATCGCCTGCTGATTCGGTACTAGTATATACTCCATATATTCCAATTCCATTTGTTAAGGTTGAATTAGTATATGGACCAGGAGCAGCAGCAGCTAATCCGTTTAGTATTGTAGTTTTATTAGTAGGAGATTCGAATTGAATGTTCATCCAAGGTTTTACATTTCCATTCGGCTCTTCAATAAATACAAATCTCTTTGTTGAGTCGTAAGCTGTAGTAACCTGACCATCAATTCTAGGAATACAATCTTCCCATCTTTCAGATACTAAAACAGCACTTTGATTTGCATCTCCATTTGATTCAAGAACTAATGACTTGAATTTAACATATGAAGATCCGTATTTGTACTCAGTAATAACGCCTTGATTTACATCTATATCCTTAACTAAGTTTATGACATATAAAGGCTCTCTCCACTCCATAACACCAGGTTCGTTAGCATTATTATTTGTATTTAATGCTGTCAATCCATTTACTGCGTTGTACACATCAGGATTTGAAGAATCTAATGTTACTTTAAAGTAAGACTGTCTAGTAGAGTTGGTTGTCGTTTCTTGAACATCTGAAATAGTAAATTCTAAGTTACCATTCCCATTTGAAGGGAAAGCTGGAGAATCACCTGTTACAAGGTTGGTATATCTCCCGTATGCAACATACTTAAAAAAGTTGAATGGATCATTAGGATCTGGGATACCAGACTCATTACCGAGACCAGGATTCAATTGATCCGCTATATCAGAAGAGTTTCTGTCTCTAAGGATACGTGCATATGTAATCATATCAGTACCCTTTCTTCTGCTGTCAAGCTCTTCTTTATAAGTATTGTAAATTTCTGAAAAGTATCCAAGAGGCGAAACCAATTGAATCTTGTATGAATTTGGATTATTAATTAAATCCTCTGCAATCTCAGGGTTTAATATATCTAAATCAGGGAAATAAGACCAAAAAGAATTTAACTCTTTCTCTACAGTGGCTATAATTCCATCTTGAGGAATAAGAGAGTAAAATCCTAGACCCTGAGCAACAACTCTTTTTGCAGGTTCAGTTTGTACTACAGAGAATCCATCAGCCCATTTAGGCCAAAGGTCAATACCTTTAAAACCAAATCCTTGAGCATAGTAGTTTAATCCAAATCCTTCAGGTGCATAAGTTACACTAGAGCCATTGTCAACAGAAGCAATTCCGTTAACTGCCTTATTCAACTTGCTATTTGTATCAAATTGAGATACAGGATTCATTTGCGTGTTAGCGTGTTCCCACCAGTTTGTGAATGTTTGATTGTCGTGATAATTGTACATTAATCCAACATCATCTTTGTCATCATTCTGACCTTCTTTTGCTACAGCTTCATAATGATCAAATACCTCGTGAGTATAAGACACATCTCCGTTAGTATCAGCTGCATAAACACAACCTTGATAAGATGTATTCAATGTATTTGTGCTTACTTCATCTCTCCTGTTTGGAAACTCAAAGTTTTCAGCGTTAGGGATAGGAAGTGCATATGTGGGATTGTTACTCTTATCGAATAACACAATACCAAAACCTGTTCTTTCACCACGCATATTGCTTTTGTACATAGCTGAGTTGTACACGTGCTTATGACCTGGCTTTCCTATATTTTTAATTACAGGGAATCTACCTGTAACAGTATCATCAACAAATTGAATTTGATCCTCAATATCTTTAGATTCGTAACCTACGTTCATTAGGTATAATCTACTATTGAAATATCTAATTGATTTAGCTCTTTTTACGTTTGATGATGTATTGCTCTGCTCTCCAGCATCTAGTTCAACTGCACCATCAAAATCAGCAGGAGCTTTATCCATGACATTTATTACATTCATACCTGTAGCTACAGGGATACTTGCAATAATTTGAGAAACAGGAGGCGTTCCAATCGGATCACCTGCGTACCATGAATCTCTTCTTACATCTATGAATGCAAATAGATTGTCATTTTGATATCTTATTCTTAAGTGGTTACCGTAGTTTGTTGGAGATGCTACATTTGGCTCACTAGAAAATGTTCTTGAATGTGGAAACTGAGGTCCATTTGCAGGACTATTATTTCTAACAACAGGAATCAATTCAGTAATCGGAGACCATTCTGTATATTCACCTTCATTATCAACAAATCGATAGGCGTAAGAATAACTGCCAACAGGAAGCCCAGTTCCACCAATAACGTAATCATAGCCTGATGAGCTTGGATCTTGCTTAATGAAGGCAGGTTTATAAAGTATGGCTGATGCTTGAATCTCATAAATCTCTACATTAAATTCAGAGAAATACTTTTCATTGCAATCAGAACCAGTAGAATTATCTAGTAAGTCTTTTACATTGAACACCAATGGTGGTGTGTTATTATTTGTAACGTAAAATTCCCCACCGACACAACTTTCATTCTTATCGTATTGAAGTGGGTGTTGTAAATCAAATGGTAAATCAGAGCTGTAAGCAACAATAACACCATCTACACGAATAATAGGATGCTCATCTACATCAGAAGATGCCCATATCTCTACGATATGACCATTGATTTCTTGAGCCATCATACATTGGTAAGCAGTAAATGTAAGAGCAGGTGGTGTAGGATTGCACCTGTTATCGATTAAAGGAAAAAGCATATCTTCTCCCTTAATCTTTTTCTTTGCCATGTTGTTACCATCCATTGGCATACTGCGCATATTCAACGCATCAAGGTGTTCTCCTTCTGTTGCTGAACCTAATATCTCATTATTGGTATCAGAATTAATACCTTTTTGATATGTTTTATTATCTAATGGATGATGTTGTTGCTTCATACTATTTCTTAAATGGGAAACGCTTATTTAAAGTATCCTTTCTTTGTTGGCAGCTACTACAGCCGCCTGACGTATCACCAGATGCTTTAGCAACAAATTTAGCAACTTTATCCATTTTGGTGATTTGAGCAACCTTCTCAACTACATCACCAAGACCTTTCATTTCAGCCATTTCAAATATGTTTCTTACCATTTTACTTTGTCAGCCCAGTATGCAGCACTCATTTTACCTTTAGAAATATTCTTTGCGTGACGAGCTTTAAAACTCTTTCTGCGTTTAGCATATGACTCAGACTCTCCGGCTTTCTTAGGCGAGCCCTTTACGCCCTGCTGACCAAAGCGAATAATCTTTTCTACACCATTAGCACACGCTTTAACAACGTGAGACTTTTTTGGGTGACTAGGTGTTGACTTAGGCGAATTGCACTTCATCAACTCTTTCTTGAGCATCTGTGGCATTACTTTCTGTATTTAGCGGTTTTCTCTTTTATCTTTTTAGGTTGAGCTACGAATTGTTTACCCATAGCTTTTCCTATTCTTTTAGCTCTAGTAGTTGAAGCATATTCAGATGAGCTTAATGACTTAATAGCTTTTTCAGGTAGATATCTTTCTCCTGTCTCTGAACTTGGCTTACCACTCTTTGTTCTCCATTTTTGCTTAGTCCACTTGGATAAACTGTTTGAAGAAGACTTTGCACCTGAATAACCACCACCAGCAGCTTTATATTTCTGAACTGCTAATTGAGCTTTTCTAGCTGACCACTGACCAGGATTACCTCCCTTTGATCCAGCTTTAACAGAAGCAACAATACGCTTCCATAACCCAGGGTTACTTTTCTTTGCAGTGCTCATTACTTATGGTACATTGATGAGATATATTCTTCCATAGATCCTTTCTCACGGCTATCCATGGCTTTAATACGTTTTCTAGCTTTATTCCAACTTCCATTAACTAAATCATTTAGTTTTTGGTAAGCATCACTCCATAAAGGTCTGTATGTTCTAGGATCACGAGCCTTCATTGCATTGTAGAACTTCTCTTCAACATAGTCAACTACAGCACGCTCAAAGAATCTAGGGATAACAGGCAGATCACCATTCTCTACTCCCATACCGTTATATACAATACGAACAAATGGATAACCTTTACACTCCTTGCTGAACATAACTAGTCCATTTAATACATTATAATAGTATTTAGGACCGTAAAAACCCTGCATATTGTGAGTGTAAATACGTTGGTTTGGCTGATAGATATCAGATCCATTACTGCCATCGTCTTTTACTTGAGCGGTGTATCCAGTTCCATCGGCTGTGTTGTTAAACAAACGCTTCCAATAAACAACCTGACTCTTAACAGGATTACAAATGCTACCAGTATAAAGATATATTTCACGAATATTAAATGTGTTTTTAGGCATTTCAATCTGACAACTCTCAGGCATTTCAACATCCTGCTGAACCTTTAACCAAAAAGTATCAAAAGATAATTCCTGCATGGCATCTTGGATACGAGAAATGTACCAACCCTTAGGGAATCCTTTTTTATAATCAGTGTCATTAACAGTGGCAGTAACCTCTGCTAATAAGTGTTCTATGGATACGAAATCGTTAGATGTCATTATTGAGCGGTTTGTTGAGTTGTTGTATCAGGAGTAGGAACAGATCTATTGGCATAAAGTCTAGGGTCAAGTTCACTATCATCTTCTCCATCGTTAATATTTTCCTTAGGCATTAACATTACAAATCTACCAAGCTGTAGTACCTGCATCATTAACTCTTGAATCATTTCATCCGGCAATGGAATCTCTTCATCAAGACTACATAATGTTCGTGGATCTAGAGTTGCTTTAATTGCAATCTCAACATCCTTAACAGGAACACACTCTAAACCAAGTAGATAGATACGGTTAACTTTAACCCCATCAATGTGATCACCTATTCTATAAAAGTAAGGATTTTTAGCACTAGGTTTTGTATACTCATCCAAGTACAAATGCTGAACACTTCCAACATTCACACCTTGAAACCATACTTGAGCAAATGTTGGTCCATCACACTTACAAGTATCCTCGTTATATGTAATGTAGACTACACCTGAGTTATTAGGTAAGTCCATAATTTGAGCAGGAAGATCGATGTACTTTCTTCCTTTTGAATCTGTTTTAACCTCTACACTATTGAATGTAGATGTGAATAAGTCAGTATTGGTAGCCATCGTCTGCTGTAAACGCATACGGTTAGCCACAACCATTGTCCAATAAAGAATCTGATTTAACGTGAAGTCAGCATCATCAAAAGCAGAGTTAAAGCTTTTGTCTAAGTCATATATTACGTATCTATATGTCATCTTACATTGAACTTAATAGTTGTTGAATATCTTGAGCAGTTACCGAGTAAATGCTTGTTTGGTCACCCTGCTTGTATGCAATGTAACTCAATGCTTTGTCAAATAGTAATTGGAACACACTATTTGGAAATTCTATGTTTTGAGATAATGTAGTGATAACCGATGGTTTCTTTGCCCAGAACACAGTAACCTTTCCATTAACAGATAATGGTCTAATTTCAATTTCTGCGGCTTTATCACCTGTATTTAAGCCTTGGTAATTAGCAGGTGCTAGATAAGCATACAACTTAAGTGCATCACATATCTGATTACCGTCATATCCTGACTCTAATGGATTTGAAGCGTTAGTTGACCATTCCTCTACACTAAGTCTCTTACAAGAGTCTGTAGACGATCTATGAAGTTCATCGCTTAAGAAATAGCTTTGTGTATTATCAGGTGTTGGTACAGGTGGATAACCTGAAATCTTTTCTGTTTTAGGATTAGCATATACTCCAAGAATAGTCCATACTTCACTTGGAAATACATTTAGGGATACCCTGGAGGTGTTAGTAGTTTTAAACACCCCCGAGTATGCTAGATCCCTAAAGAACTCTTCGCCTAATTTATCTTCACCGTAAGCTGCATTCACTACGTTTGTCAACCATTTAATCGCTGCGTTAATTGCAGGGATATAGTCTAACTGATCTAAATAGTGATCAGAGTTCTCCGCATCTAGTGCGAAGGCCATTTGATTCCGTAGTTCCTGAGCTAAGATCATAATTATCCGATAGTTTTTTCTGTTATAACACGACCAGTGTTTTTATCCATTACACTGCCTTTAAGCGAGCCGTACAATAAACGATCCTGTTGTGCCTTAGCTCTTTCAGCTGTTAACTCAACTAATTGTCTACGCATAGCTTCTGGGCTTTGAGAAACAGACAATCCTTCTTGCTGAATACGAGCAATAACTTGCATATCAGACAATCTTGAAATAGACTGTTGTGCTTCCATCATTTTTTGTGCCCAAGTAGAATCTACAGCCATAGCTGATGTCATATTCTCAAAGAATGCAATACCATACTGACTATGATTACGTAAATAATCTAACTCAGATTGAGATTGAATCTTAACAGATGATACAGATACTACTTGAACATCACGACCACGCTTACGCTTTGTGCGAACAAGTGGTTTAAATTTAATAGCTCCATTAGGTGGAGTTGACTCGATGCCACGTTTTTTATCACCGTGAATAGAGAAGTTAAGTGAGAACGCAAAGAATACTACAGGTTGCTCTAACCAATCGTCTTGAAGATCTTGAATGTAATCTAAATCAGCATCAATATCTTTTTGAGCTACGTTAGTTTTAATTTTGTTAATCTGATTAGTGAATCGGTCTTCCAATTCCTTCATCATTTTTTGAACAAGCGAAACAGGTAGAACTTCTTCTTTCTTTTCTTCAACTACCGGTGTTTCTTCTTTTTTCACTTCTTCTGCGTTAACCTCCTGAAATACTGTTTCTTCAGCTTTAGGAGTAACGTCTTTTTCTACTTTTTTTACTGCCATGATTTTATTTTTAATTTAAAAAGAGGGGAGATTTTACTCCCCCCTCGATTAAGAATCTATTCAGATTATGGGTTTACGTTAAGGTAAGCACAAGCAAGTGGGTTGTGGAATTTCACACCCATGTTGCAGTCTACCCAAACATCTCCATAACGCTTAGGAACACCATCCTCTAATTTGAGGGTGTCACCTGAACGCTCACCCCAAAGTTGTGTACGCTTGATGTTTTTCATATCAAGGATAACAATACGATTCTCGAAAGAACCTGGGAATGATGCTTTATCTTCGAAACGCTTGAATGGAACAAGAACGATACGAGAAGAACCAAGGTTGATCTCTTTCAAGTTCAATAAAGCGATATCATCGTTAGGAGCGTAACGAGTAAGCTCTTCTTTGTAAGCTAAAGAAAGCATACGGTGCATACGTGGAGTCATGAACGCCATACGAGCTTGACCATAGTCACCATATTCAGAAGACAATACCATATCTTCGAATGCGTCAACTAACGTGTTAGAGTTAGCAACAGCATTTGGAGAACCAGCTTCCAACATAGAAGTGTAAACACCACCAGTTGTTTTAGCAGGAGTACCATCAGCAGTGATGATTTCACCTTTTTGACCTGTCCAGAATGCGTTAGAAAGGTCGATACGGTGTTGGTTGAACATTGCATTACGTTCCATTTCAAGGAAGTTAGAGGTAGTACCCATAGTCTTCAACTTGTGAAGCTCAACTTCAGAGTAACGGATTGCTTTGTTGAACAACTGAATGTAGTTAGCACGCTCAATTGTAGAAGCACGGAAGTACTGAGCGAAACCGTCAGAACCATCGTGGTCAACAGAAGATACGTTAGCGAGGATATCGTCAGCTGCAACAGCAGGAAGAGTATCGCCATTGTAAGGAGAAACAGTTACAGTCAACAAAGATGTGTCAACACCAACAACGCTACCTTTCTGACCGTTAGGGTAAGAAATGATTGTGTTAGTAGAGATGTTATCAGTTGAAGTAACAGAAATTGTTTGAGTAGTTGGGTAAGAAACAGCAGCAGATGATGCAGTAGCTACAAGCGGCTCACGTTGGTAACCCATCTCTTGGTAGAAGAATTCGTCAGAGTTAACTTGCTCTGCCGGTACCATGTTTAACAATTTCAAATCCATGAACTGCTGAGGAGCAGCATCAAAGATCGCACGGTTAGTCAACTTTTGTACGAGCAACGAAATGTCGTGTCCGTATAAAGCAGCATACTCAGATCCTACGGAGTTGTAGTTCTGGTTAGTGAACTTTACGTTCGGTTCATTATATAAAGCCATTTTGCTTCGGGTTTAAAAAAATTACTAATTAATTACTATGCGTAAGGATCACCTTTAAATAGACCGCTCAAGTGTTGAGCTCCTTGAGGGACACCTGCCTGATTAGGGGCATCAGCCTTGCTCTTACGGAGTTCTTTAGGACTTGTGCTTACTATTTTCTGATTAGCCCTACTCTCACCTTGACGTTCAGCGATTTTCTTGACAGACTCCAACATTTTCTTGCCGTACATAGCGTATGCAACTAATTCAGCTGCATCTTCCTTATATGTACCATCAGCATTCATAAACAAGTTATCCGCCTTCCCCTCAACCAAGATACTCCTAATCTTAGAGATTTCAGATTTACTGAAGTTAGGGTAAGTCTTACCTAGGTTTTCCACGGAAAGGAGAGCTGTCTTCTTCATGTTTTCGTATTCATGTTTCTGACGATTAACAAACTCCTCACGATCTTTTTCTAGAGCTTTTTTATCTTCAGCGAACAACCGTTTAGTTGTATTTGCCAAGAGCTTTATCCTATCATCGTATTCAGATTCAGAAATGTTGCCGCTTTCAAATTCTTCGGCTAATTCATCAAACTGCTCACCAAAATAGTGCTGGACAAGGCTCTCATGTTCCTGATTTTTCCAATCAGCTGAGAAGTCCAGTCTTTGTGAAGAAGCAAGAGCAGCAGTATGGTCTTCACCATTAGCCCACATTTCGATTTGCATACGAATGTCGCTAGGTAAAGCTTGAAGGTCAGAAGTAAGAGCTTCATACTCTTTCTTTACTTCAGATCCTTCCTGTGCTTGCGATCTCCATGTCTCGACAGATGAAAAGAACTTAGAAGCATCATTGACTCCAAATTTATTTGAAATCAAATCAATCATCTCCTTAGGTGGTTCAAAGTTAAGTTTAATTTCCTTTGCCTTCTTTGGAGTTGACATAATGCCAAAGATGTCTTCAGGTTTTTCTTGAGAATCTTCATCCTCAATATCCTCTTCTTCTTCGTCTTCGTCTTCTTCATCGTCATCTGATGCTTGACTGCTTGCTTGAGAAATGCTAGAAATCAAGTCTTTATACTCCTGAGAGTTTGCAAAGCTAGGGTCCATTCCGGCCAAAGCTTCAATTTGTCGTAGCTGCTCTTGCATCTCTGGTTCAAGATTCTCTACAACTGGTGCAGAGAATATGTCCTGGCTTGCTTGAGCAACTTCTTTTTCAAGATTTGCATCCATGTTTATATATTATTTGGTTCAAAAATACAAATTTATTGTAATCCCTGCATTTTAATTATATCTCTTTCTGTTTTAGCACCTTCTTTTAATGCAACTTTTTCCATCTCCTGTTGATGAACCATTTTCTCCATATCCATAGCTTGCTGCTGTTGAGAAGCTTGGTCTTGTTGAACTTGAGCTAACATATCAGCTTGAGCTGCACGACCTTGAGCTGCGCCTTCAACCGCTGCTTTATCTGACATTTGTTGAGCCATTGCTTTATCACGTTGGTATTGACGTAATGCACTAGCTACTAATTCAGGTGTTGCACGATTAAATAGATTTGCAAAAATTAATTGATCAATCATACCTGCTTGTAGCAATGTAAACAATAATTGATTTGCAGCATTAACACCTTGCTCAGGAGTTTCAGAACGCTTAATAAAGATTCTATAATCTTGAAGCAAGTGATCTTTAGTGATTTCAATTCTAGATAAACCTTCATCCCCAACCATCATTGCTAATTTACGTGGGTTATCGTGATAGATAGCCTTACCAACTGTAGCCATATGCTCGTATGCCTGACGCAAGATAGAAGTAAGTGCCCAATAGAATGGTTCTTGTACAAGTGATCCACGTTGAATTTGAGCTTCAACCACACCAACTAGAACATCACCACCACCTTGAGTCCCTGTCATAGCTTCATTCACACCTGTCACATCCTGAATAGATTGCTGAACAGCTTGAATTACTTGAAACATTTGAAGTGTACCTGGTCCAATGTTTGTTCCGTAAGTACCAATAGCATTCTGAACCGATCCAACACGATCAGTATCCACAAAGATTGGTTTAGATGAGTTAATATTTCTGTTAATATCAGCTTCACCATCTCTATCGTCAACAGCAGATTTAGAAATAACTGTACCGCTACCACGCATATTTGCCATCTGAGACTCAATAACAGATATAGTACGGTTAAGGAACCTTTGAGGATCAATAACGTCATCTAGTGGCGTTAAAACCTCTCCACGATCATAAACCCAAGTATAACATTTGTATGGAAATCTTACGTTTGCAGGATCGTAAAGATTTTTTTCTTGATAAGGCATAATACCATACTCAAGGACAATGTCACCGTATCCAATTTCCTCTTGAGGAATCATAATACAGTAACGTAAAATATCGACATAGATGGTTTGTTTTTTCTTACCACCCATTTCCTCTTTATGTTTTTCAGTCTGAGGTTCGATTAGGTCTTTGTCTGTGTATTTACTACTTGAATCATTAATCATCGTGTAGTAAGGATATCCATACTCATCCATAACCCATCCATACTCTCTTCTCTCAACATCTTTCCAGTATATTTCGTATGTAGGAACTTTACCACCAGGAATAGTATAAATACCATTCACAATTTTATGCATATTGTTTTGGTTGGTATGATTTGAGTAGTTCTCGATAGCTTCACGCTCATCTTTAGTCAAGTGTGGGTATCTTTCAAAAATAGATGGTGTATCCATATAATACCACTCACCCATAAACTCAGAATCAGTCAAATCAGGTTTTTTAGCAGACATATCCCACAAAAAGAATAGTGGGTTAATTGCTTCAGCCGCATAATTTTCTCCTGCTTCATATCCCTTGTAAATACCAAGACCGCAAATAGCTAGGTTACGTGTAATCTGAGTTTTTAACTCATCAATGTTAATTTCGTTCGCAATGAATTCAATTAAGTTATTGATGTCTTTTTCGTAATTTTCTACGAATGTATTGTAGAATAATTCTTCAGTTTCTTGCTCCGTATCAAGTACAGGTGCATTTTCTTGAATAATCTCTTTTAAGAAAGGGAAGTTATCTGCAATCTTTTGATATGCTTTTAATTGCTTTAATTCTTCTTCTCTTTTGTTAATGACGAAATCAGATACGCAATTAGCACGAGCATCATAAGCTAAACGGATTGCATTACCAACGTACTGCTGTACCATTGGCTTGATTACGTTCTTTGTCCATTTAAGGCGGTTACGAACATCACCTGACTCATCAAGGAAGAATGCCTCGATATCTTCTTCGAAGATCCATTGTCCATCCTGTCCCTTGAAGAAGGACCAGTTGATTAAGCACTTGTTAATGTATCTGCGATAGATGTAATTGCTCATAATAGCAAGACAGAACTTCGCATATTCTTTGTGGTAGTCTTTGTCTTTTTTACCTTGTAACTTGTTAGGTCGTAACCTACCAGTGCTAAACATATAACTCATATCACTTCAATACGTCATTAATTTTAACAAGAACCTGTTTCTTAGCTTTCCTTTCAACAACCTTAGCACCGTATGCTGATTCTAGATTTTTAATCATACTCGGTAACTCATCATTGACTTTAACAACTAAGTCAGTATACTTTTTCTTTTCATCAATGTCCATGCTCGCAAGTGTTTGAGAGTCAAGAACAATCATTTCGTTGAGTACTTCAAACATATACTGCGTCATCAGTTTTGCCCTCAATCTGTACTCAGGATTGAAAGACTCCATCTTTCTGATAGCATTGATCAAATAATCTGGGAGATGTCCATTTATGATTTCTCCAAGATCTTTTCTCACGTGGTAATCCTTGCCGTATGTTAACTCTAACGACTTGGATAACTTTTCTCTTTTGCTCAACTTGTATATTGGACTTGTTCTGTTTCCAAGATACCAAGCGAGTCTTACTTCTTTTGCTTTGAGAGATTTGAACTCTTCGATTTCAGCTAATTCAGGGTATTCTAACCTTAAATCGTTGTCACCTTCGATTCCAAAAATCTGCAAATCTGCTTCATTTCCTGCCATAAAAGTAATAAAAAAATAGGGTAGACAATTTAATGCCTACCCTACAAAGATAATTAAAATTTAATTATACAGCTGGACAACCTAAGAAGTCAGCAACTGGAGTGTAAGAACCGTTCAAGATTGAAGTCAATTTTGTAACAGTTGCAGCAGTACCACCATTTGCAGCATCAAGATATACCAAAGCAGTAACTGGCTTAGAAACCTCAAGACCGTTAACGATGTTGCTACGGATAGCTTTACTATAAATAATTTGGTAAGTTTGGTAGCTTGCACCTGTAACGTAAGTAGCTACGTTTACTTGATTCAATACTTGAGCTGGAGTACCAGCAGGAGCAACCCATGCAGTTTGATCTGTAACAGTAGCACCGATAGGAGCAACTACGTTAAGAGCACCAAATCCTGCGTTATCACAAGTGATGCGTACAGTTGTAGAAGAAACTACAGTTGCAGAAAAATAAGCATTAATATCAGCATTGATAGCAGCAGCAAAAGCAGTAGCTAATTCAGCAGCAGTTGGAGTAGTATCAGTACCAACAGTGTAAGTACGAGCTTGGAAAACCGCATTAGTTTCAACACCACCACTGAAGAAAGCTTGAGCGTAAGGAGCAGAAATAGTAAGTGCAAAGTTAGCACCACCAACAGCAGGGAATGTTACAGCAGCAAGAGCAACATCAACGATGTTAGCAGTTCCAGCAGTTCCAGCAGTGTAGCGGAATCCTAAAAGATCAGAAGCTTTGATTTTCAAAGCAACAGCACCTGACTCATCTTTAATGCTAAGTAAGCCAGAAGCAAGAACAACATCAGTAGCCGCTACTGGAGTGTTCAAAATCAACGCTGAATCAGCATTGATTACCGGTAATTTGTAAGTAATTGCCATTTTTAAATAAAATTATACACCGACCTAAGTCTGTGTGGTTAAAACAATAACCATGCACCGTGCATAGTACTCGGCAAATATAAACAAAAAATTGATAAAAAATTTTGGGTTTGGGTTTCTTTCTTTTTCTTTTTGATTAAGTATATGTGAGTATATACGTAGTATATACGAATATATAGTTAATCTTTTCTTTTCTCTTTTCTCTTTTTTGCTTCTTTTTTCTCTTTTCTCTTTTCTTATTTTTCTTTTTCTTTCTTTAAATTTTTTCACCGAATATTTGGTGGATAGAAAAAAGGTTCGTAGGTTTGTATCGAGATTAGCAACTCAGCATAGTTTTAGAGATAAAAGGTTTTCAACCCCCTGTTTCCTGCTAATCTTACGGGGGGTTTCTTTTTGTTATGGAAAATTTCAGAGTAGTTTGTGTTAATGATTCAGGTATGCCAAGTACATTTCCTAAATCATCTTGGATCAAAAAGGGTTCAGTTTACACGGTTGTAGATGCGGCAAAGTTGGCAAGACAGCATATGGTTCTTGGATATAAACTTGCAGAGGTAGAGATTCCTGCAAATTCTCCATATGAATACTTTTTAGCAAACCGATTCAGACCATATTCCGATGACGATGCTATCGCTGAAAAATTAGTTGAGGAATTAATTGAAGAATTGGAGCTACAGAATGTTTGATGTATTTGAAAAACTAGATAAGTTCAATGGGATTGTATTCCATGAAGAAGAACATAAATACTTGTACGATGGTCATGAGTGTGTTTCTGTAACTACAATGATTAAAAACTTTGAGCCCATCTTTGATCAAGAGCTAATGGCAAGCTTATATGCAAAGAAACACGGCTTAGATATGTTTGATGTTCTTAAAGATTGGGAGAACATTAGAGATCGATCAGCAACTGTAGGTACCGAAATACATAAGTACGCAGAAATGCGCTTTGGTCAGAAATGCTATACGCCTAATTCTGATCTTGAGATTCCTGTAAACCTAATGGGAATGATTGAAGACTTCTACTCTATGGCTAAAGGAAGACTTATTCCTATAAAGATGGAATGGGTTGTAGGAGATAAAGACAAAGGAATATGTGGAATGATAGACAAACTATTCTACAATGTAAAAGCTAAAGAGCTCCAGATATGGGATTATAAGACTAGCAAGAAGATTGATTCAAAATCAATGTACAACAAAAAAATGATAGGTCCATTAAAGCATCTTGATTCTTGTGAACTAGTAAAGTTTAGCTTGCAATTAGGCATCTATAAAAAAATAATCGAAGAAAATTGTCAAATTAAATTAGGTAATTCCTATATTTGTTGGATAAATGAAGTGAATGACACCTTTAAAGTGGTTGATACGCTTGATTTAAGTGATGAAGTCGACCTAATTTGGAATGTGTATGAGCACATCTAGTGCCTATTCAAGTAATAAACTCAAACAAGTTTTAGAAAATAAGACTCAGCACTTTATCCTCAAATCTTTTGTGTATCCAGCTTTTGAGCATCAAAGAAAAAAATCAGAATATCATCTTTATTGGATTAATCTAAACAAAGGAGTATTTGAAGAGTATCCTAGATACAAGAATATGTCTTGTAAACTTATGAATAGAAAAGAACTTAAACTATTCCTTTCTATAATAAGTGAATACAACGTAGAAGTTGATGGACGTAATGGTACAGTTTGGGAGAATAAAAAACTAGGCCTAGATAAAAAACTAGTTCAAAATTTTTAGAACCTTCCCAGTCCTTTTGTCAACTTTGGCTAACTTCATTCTGTAGTTAGTCTCTTTACACTGAACATATTTCGTAATTACGTGCGTTTCCTTGTCTTGTGACCTGATATTCTCTGGCTCATACCTAGCGTGTGACTGTGCATTGATATATGCAAAGCCAATAGCAAAGATGGCATCATCATAATCGTATCTCGTATCTGCAGCCTGATATCTAGTTTGGCGATGACTCGTTGAACTCTTCAGGTCTTTCTCGACAAATGTCTTCAGCTGCTCCCAGATCCATGGAACATCTATATTGATGCCGTAGGCATCAATCATTTCCTCAATTTTTGCAATAATTCTTGGTGCTGTGTTCGCTTTGTTGGAAATGCCGAACCATTTCCCACCATAAGTTTGGAAATATTCAGGCAACTGCGTGTTTGCGGTGAATTTATTCTTAAATCCGTGTACTTCTTGGAAGTCAACGTGCATATCACCGATGTTATTCTCTACAAGCTCCTTAATACCACCTCTTTTCTGCTGATCGTAGTACAAACTTTGTAGCAATACCTGTAGATATGTAAACTTAAACTTGCGATCACGGTGAAATACCACAGAAGATACTGTATTTGTCAGCGCATCCCATATGGCACTACACATCATGGAGTGACCTGTCTCAGAGTTGATGGGGTCAGTCCCTTGATACCAGCGATTCTTCCATATTTCGTTCTCAGGTGGATGGTGAACTACCATTGCTGTGGTGGATATGTCTTCTCTTCCTGATGTTGGGATCCATCTTGCACCTGTAATCCTATATTCAGTGATTAAGTCAGGTGTTGGTTGGGTCATATCCATGATTGGCTCGAAGTATCCGTACTCAATTGGTACATCCTTTCCGTATATACTGTTCAGTCTTTCGTTACAATAATGAATCGGAACGAGCGTTCTTGCTTTTCGCAGGAACATATCGTCAATTGTGATAGGATAATGTTGGTGGAACTGAACTTTAGCGACCTCTCCTTTCTTGGTTCCTTCCAATGCAAGGTATGCTTTACGTTCGTTGTTGATGTGATCGTCTGTGACTCCTCTTCGTGCATAGGCGTTGAAGAATAAAGGTATGATTCCATACTCGTAGTTTTTTTCCTTCCACTGACTAAGAGCCATTTTGAACTCTGCTTCGAATACAGAGCCCCCTTTATCCATCTCTCCCCCTGTTCCCCATGCTAAGAACTGTTGCTGCATGGTCATTTTGCCAGTCTCAGGGTTGTACTTAAATAAGGCAGGTCGACCTTCACGCATCATCTCACCGAATATGTCAAATAGACCAATCTCATCGATGAATACCGCTGATGGAGATCCACCATTGATAGCATCTACCTGAGGGCTGTCTACTTGGAAGCGAGATGCACCACCTTCGTCACGACCTTTCTTTTCTCCTTTTTTGTCAAATGACATCACCTGGTCAGTCCAGTTCTTAACGTCTTGCGCTAGGTAGTCTGGAATCTTGGTGTATGTCCATTTAACTTTATCCCTAAAGATCTCGACACCTTTGTCTTTAGAGTGTGTAACAAATTTAATGAAATATGATTTGTTTAAGTTTACACGTTTCATTCCTGCAAGACACATCGTAGTGGTAAAACCAATCTGACGTGCCTTACCGATCATTAGTGAGTAACCGCAGTCGAATAAAAATAGTAGAACTCTCTGTGCATCCCACGCCTGATAGCGTAGCATACCGTTTTCGGCTTTATCTTCTTTGATCCACCCATACTTGTTACAGAAATATAGTGTATTGTCGTTACACTTCTGGATTTCTTTTGCGAGCCAGTTGTATTGATCCTCTTCGTTCTCAAAGTCTGTTAAGAGAGTATCATCTTCTAGCCAGATCCTTGCTTGTTCGCAGTATAAATCAAAGGGTTTAAAACTAATCTTATTTTGCCATCCGCTGTTTATGGAATCAATCCAATCTACAAATGGTTTAGGATAATCAAACTCAGCGTGAGAAGGTTTCCATTCAGACGTTTTAATTTCCCTTTGAGCTATACCGTCTTTTGATTGACGCATATAGTCGTTGGAATTAATAGTTCTTCATTCCTTTTTTCATTGCAGGCTTAGTGGATTTACCTTTAGGCATTTTCTCCATTTTAGCTTCTCCTTTGGCCATAGCTTTTTCAATAGCTTTGCCAATTTTCTTTTTCATCATTGTCTTCATGTCAAGTAAATTAATTAATCACAATATTTTTTATCCTTGGTATTCTTATACATTAGCTTAAATCCAGGTTTACAAGCGCACGACATATCCTCCTTAAGAGTATTAGGTGACGCAGGTCTGCCTTCTACACGGCCCTGACCAAGGTAGCTTCCACTTTTTTTAGGGTTTGATGCCCAGTACTTATCTCCTTTCATATCAATGTATTTGTCACAAATATATGAATAATTGTTATAAAAGAAATAAGGGGGCTATTATACCCCCTTACATCAAAACAAACAAACAAAAAACAAGAGTACCTTAAACAACAAAGGTTAGGCAAATATAATAATTTTTAGAATGGGAACTTAATGCTGTCAATTAATTTTTCAGTTCTATCAGTTAAACTATCTCCATTAACTCCTCTTACTCTTCTAGTATCTATGGTAAGAATTCTTCCGCCAATAGGTTTAATAGGTGCGCCACGCTCAACGTGCCATCCTTTTGACCCATCACCGTACTCTTCTTTGTAAGTACCGGTAATCATCATATGAATTTGCTTATGTCTATTGACCCATCCATCTGCAGCGTTGTGATCAATAGTATCACGCACTACGTTAGTGCACTTATTCTCGTGGATATGTCCCATGCTGAATACCTCAAAGTCTTCATACATTTCTAGGGCACGAGTAAGATTGATCTCACCACGCGTAACCATACCCCCTCCTCCACTTCCATGGAAATATTTGATCTTGGTAGAGATTCTTCTATTTGTTCTTACATCTTGGTTAATGATTAACCATCCACCATACCCTCCGGTATTAACATTCGAATGATTCTTGTAGTTAAGTAGGTCAACAAATCTCTGTAGCAAATCTGTCTCCTGACGTTTTAGCACCGCAGTCTCGTGGTTGCCGTATCCGATAACCGTAATTAAGTGAGCGTAGGGCGAAAAAAAATCCACCGCAGTCTCTACGATGGAATCTAGGTATCTAATATTGTTGTGCTCAGGTCTGATGTCGGATTTAGTACCCCTCGGGTCCCATTTCCCCTGCATAAGGCAGAAGGTGTCCCCGTTAAACATCATCGGAATTGATTCTTTTAAGCAGTAATCTAGGTGTCTTCTTAGCAGATCCCAATCGCATTTAGGATTGTCCCAGTGTATATCTGAAAACATAGCGATCTGTACTTTGGTTCCTTGAATCTTTAATTCGTGGATGTTTTTGGAGTGTCTAATTAATTGCATTATTCTAATGTTGGTGAATATTCTATATCTAATTCTTCATTCCTCTTTGGCATACGGTCAAACTCCTTTACGCAGTAAAACATTTTCTTGATTGTACCCTTGTAGAAATAAATTGGGTTGACCATGTAGGTTCTTCTATTTTTTTCGGATGTAAATCTAATAATATCTTTGGCACAAAGTTCTTTGATGCTGTTCATCACAAACTTCATATTCATGTCCGACAACTGTTGGATATCACGCAAACTGTAATTTTTGATTAAATTACCGTAGTTCATCTGCTGACACATTAGCCTAAGAATCTTATTTGACGATGGCTTGATTTCGTTCATTATGGATAACGACTCGGTAAACGTAATCATATACCTCATCTTCTTCCTGCGTAGCAGGTTTGCAATAACGTCATCCGCCTGCGAGTTGTATCCTTCCGCAATCTGTACGAATTCTCCCTTTTGGTTTTTATAGTAAAGATCGAGGCCCTTTACTTTCTGATTAATTACCCTATCCGCTTCTAGCAGAATCAAGTCGAATACTATGTTGTTCATTTTTTGTCTTTGGATCGGATGTTCCGATCTACAATAAGTGTGTCTACGTTAATTTTAATTTTCTTCAAATGCGATATGGTTTGCTTATGGCGTGTGTGCTCATAGAAGATTAATCCATTTAGAGCCCTACTGAATTCAGTAACACTCATATCTCCTTTCATCTTGTTACAATCACCACAGGCAGGTACCTTATTTGCATTGCTTAACTTACCGCCACGACTTTTAGGTATCAGATGATCCACAGTTCTACTATAGTCATCCAACGTGGTCTTACAATAAGCACAGACACTTAAGTCTACTCCATCCTTGGTAATCATTTACTCAGCATTAAAATGTCCAAATCCTCCATTGTCTCCTCAATAGTAAAATCACCAACAATAGTTCTTATGGTTGTATGCATTCCATCCTCAGAACTATTCCAGGAAATGATCTCACTAACCTTAACTCTAAAGTCATCAAACTCATTAGCACTAGGTAAACCTAAATGAGCCAACTTATCATCAGCCTTAAAGCTACATCGAGTTAATAAAAATCCATTTACTACTTTCATATGGCAAATATATAAATAAAATTTAAGAAAACAAGCACTTTGTATACACTTTTGTCAGAACAACTTGTTACCACTTTTTACTATACTAACTTATTAGTAATCAACTACTTAAAAATATTCTCTATATACTGTTTATCTCTACGTCATTCTAACATAATATCATTGATACCTTGAATATATAATCTGATGTGTACGAAGTGAACATCTGATTGTATACCGAAAGGATAGGATCAGCATCATAATCATTTATCCCTACATCGAATGTACCCTATGCCTAGTACTACTACCCCTCCCACTTCTATAAGGCTATACCCTTACTAATTTACTTTAATATCAGGCTATCCCCTGAAAAGTTTCTCTGTTTTTTAGGGTCTTATACGCCCTAAGGTATCCCCTCCCCGTTCCGTACCGAAAACGCAAGGTCAAACTTCCTCATTTTCAGCGAGTTAACTATCTTTTTTTCAAGCTTTGGTTTATCCACTTTGCTAGGCCTTTTGCCCGTTTATATAGGGCTTTTATATGCGTTCAATATAGACCTATTCAAACCCCTTTTTTAGTGCTGATTTACGCCAAAAATACCCACAATTTGTTGCGTTTAATTCACGCCAATTTGCCCAAAAATAGCCCAATTTTGCCCATTTCCAGTATTTATATACGACTCTGAAACCCTTGATTTTCCTAGCTTTTTGAAATTTTCTTAAACTTTCTTTAGGTTTATTCAAACTTTATTCCATACATTAGCCTTGTTCAAACGAGAACGCAACACCACTTGACATACGGGCTACACACTAACGCAAGTTAATAAGGGCTTCGGGCTTACTCTCAATTGAGATTAGTTACAATTGTAACACAAAGCATAACCGAACACTAGTAAAAAGGCATCTAGTTAATCCTTTCAAGGCACTTGCAATTGTCTAGACCAAACGATAAAGGCGTAACCTAATTAGCAACTAGGTAGCAACAATACGCAAATGTAGGGGCAACAAGCAAAATCCTCTAGCAATGAACCGAATTAAAAAAGGGGGAGATGCAAATAAATGAAAGCCGTAATAATGGAACGGGGCAAAGGTGCAAAAGTTAAGGCGTTAACAAATTGAAATAATTATTTGTTAAGTGGTTCGAATCCACTTGCACCGCTAATTTTTAATTAATAATCAATAAAAACAAAACAAAACAAAATGAAAACAAAAACACAAAACACAGCGAAAAAAGTAACAACTACAAAAGTTGTAAGTGCTAACAAATTGTCAAGCTTTGACAAAAAAATGATGCGTTTAGATGCATTGAAAACCAAGCAAAAATCCGAGGGGCTTAACTTAGCCGAACTAAAAAGTTTAGTCAATACCTTGATTATGCTCGAGGACAAAAGCCCGAGTGCAGTTTACAATAGACTAAACAAAACAAAAGGAGAAATTGCCGATAATGTTAAGTTAGTGCTAGGCAAAAGTAAAATGCCTAGTTATGCTGAATTTCTCGAGGAAATAACTAGAAAACCTAAAGCTTTGTACTCTACTTGGGACGGCATCAATGTATTAGCTAAATTCAATAAGTTAGCCGTAACAAAAACAAAAGTTGAGGCACAAAACAAAAAGACTGCCGCAATCTAAGGTTAACTGACGAGTCTTTATTAGACGAAACTCCAGGGGGTGTACTATATGGGTGCATCCCCTTTTCTTTATGAGTCTTAACCAATTAATTATCTACCAAATGAAAGGAATTTTTATCTTAATGCTCGTGTCATTATTCATGTCATTGTGCATACTCGTGAACTCTATTATGAGCAATGAAATAGAGGCAACATTATTTAGTATGGGGCTAACCGTAGTGTCAACTATCGGAGGAATTATAGCCGCAACAGAATTAGATAACAGAAGAAATAACCACTAAAAACAGAGAACAAATGCGTGTACAAATCAACAAGGTCTGGAGTGCAGAAGTACTACGACCAAGCAACAGGACAAATGTGTTCCTATGTAATCCGGGAGAAGTCAAGGGACAATGGATTAGTATCGAAAAGTATGTAAAGCTCAAGGAATTAGTACGCAAGTACGGGAACATTCGTGAGGTACTATACGAAGATCAAGAGGACTATACTATTCACTATTTAATTGAGAAGCCATGACTTTAGGAGAACTTATATATTTATCATTAACACTCAATGTAGTGTTATTCATCAAGTACATTCAATACAAACCAAAGAAGAAATAACATTCTGTTGTGGTAGATAGAGAAGAAAGGCGTGTCTTAACTGATGCGCCTATTTCTTTTCGCATCACTATCAACGCAAACTTTTTAAAATAAAACAAAATGAAATACTACCATTTAACATTTTTAAGAGATGGCAAATACTTTACTGCCCTCACTATTGCAACAAGCATTGCAAACTTCATTTTAATTGAGAAAGAATTAGGAAGAGAAGTACACATTCTATACTCAAGAGAGATAGATGAAGAAGAATATAATTCATTTTATCAATAAACACAAAACAACATGAAACACTGGAGATTAACTGTACTCACACATGACGGAGGTGAAGTGGATAGCACAATGATATCCGCAAATGATAGAGCAGAAGCAGTAAAGATAGCCAAGAATCTATTGTCTTGGCAAGGAATAAGAGATAAGTATACACTAAGACTAATCAAATGAAACTACCACAAACAAAAATCACAGTCAAAACCAAGAAAGGTGACGGCATAACCTATCAGATGAAGAGCAGTGCAGACGCTGCACAATTCTTCAGAACTATATTCGATGCAGATACAATACAATGGACCGAAGAGAGTGCGATGATTATATTAAACCGTGCTAATGAAGTTATATCAGTAGACAAACTATCAAGTGGCGGTACAGCAGGAGTAATTGTAGATACAAAAGTAGTGTTCACTCGCGCACTATCGGTGGCCGGACATAGCATAATCTTAGCACACAATCACCCATCAGGAGCACTCAAACCAAGTCAGCAAGACATCGAGTTAACTCGTAAGCTACAAAATGCAGGAGACATACTAGACATACAAGTACTGGACCACATCATTCTATCGGATACCGGATATCTATCAATGGCAGATGAAGGATACATTTAATAAATAAACACAATGGAAGAAATTAAAAAACAATTCGAAGTAAAATACGGATACACTCCAACAGGTTATGAAATTGTTTCAATGTACCTGAGTGGTCAATTAATATTGAATGACAAACAAGAGAATGAATTAATTAATTATTTAACAAGCAAAGAAAAATGAGCAAGCAATTAACTAACGAAGACCTAATCAAAAACTTGATGAACTATAGCCCATACGGTGGACTATGCCAAGCTTTTATTATGCAAGGACTCGAAACATTCTGCGATGAGGTAATATCAAGGAAAGAAGAGATGATTAAAGAAGAAGAAGAACTGATGCTGCAAGGCAAGATACCTATGATTTCAATGCAAGGTTGGATAGGTATCGCTGAAGATATCAAAGAAAGAATTAGATTCTTCTATGAAGAGGGCAAACTTAAATACTAACTAAACAACAAGAACAATGAAGACACATTTAATAACATCTATTATTATCATTTTAATAATTGGATGTATTGGATTAATATATTTATTTCCAATATTAGGATTAGTAGCATTATGCACTATATCTTTTGCATTAGTTTATTACCTTATATATCAATTTATTAAGGATGATTTTGACATTTAAACAACAATAACAATGATAGCATTATTTATAGTACCAATTGTATTGGTAGCATTCGTGTTTTTCTATTTGGGAAAGAACCAAGAAAGAATTGAATGGAACAAACTAATTAAAGACGGAATATTACCTAAACCTAAACAACAAGAACAATGAAAACAACAGAATTAACAGCAGTAGAATTTTTAGAAAGTGTTGAGGTTGATAAGTTTGCTAAAGATAGTATTAAACATAGATACAATAGTTATGGTGAAAACACAACTTCAGAAACTCAAAAATTAGATACAATTTATGGATTTAAACAAGGATTCCAAAAAGCAATTGAACTACTTAAACAACAAGAACAATGACACCAAAAGAAAAAGCACAAGAGTTAGTGATTAAGTATTATGCTGAAGCAAAAGAATATATAGGATATTATGACATTGAAGCATCTATACAATGTGATATATTAAATCTTTTACCATTAGGAGATAGAGACTTTTGGCAAGAAGTTAGAAAAGAATTAGAACTTGAACAACCTTAAACAAGAACAATGAAGAAGCTATTTAATTTTATTAAAACAATGTATACACATAATTATTGTGACACTTGTGGATATACTAAAGAAGATGTATATGTTACTGAAATTTGGATGGAAGCGGGATTAATACAATGCACAAATTGTTACAACGAAACCTTTAAACAACAAGAAAAATGAAAACAGCAGTAGAATGGCTTGAAAAAGAAGTAAACCAATATGGAATTTTAACAAAAGGCTTAGTACTTAATCTTCTAAGTCAAGCTAAAGAAATGGATAAACAAGCCCACAAAGAAACTTGGGATGTAGCACATCAAGCGGGTAGATTTGAAGGCAAAGGTATTGCAGAAGAAAATTGGCAAACATTTGAAGAGTATTGGGATGAAACCTTTAAACAAGAACAATGAAAAAGATAACAGCACAATCAATCGATGCATTCATGAACGCTCGACCATTCAAGAAAGACAACATGACAATAGAGGTGTTGCCAAATGTAACTGTAATGAAACTATACGGTAATGCGATTGCGTACCGATTTAATGACCCTGAACGAACTTTAACCATAACTAATAGAGGTTGGTTCACAAACACAACGAAAGAGCGTCTCAACGCAATTCCTGGAGTACACATACATCAAAAGAATTGGCAGTGGCATCTCAATGGTGAGGTATGGGATGGAGATTTCATTGATGTAAAAGGATTAGGAGTATGAAAACATTTAAGATTGGAGAGTCATGCATGGGTGGTATCATCAAGGCTGACAATAAGAAAGGAGTAATGCATATTCAAGTACTTGATTGGAACACAAAAGATGTACTGCGTAATTGGAAATGCACGGACCAAATGGAAGCATATGAGTATCTAACAGAAGTAACTACTCACGCATATGCAGATAAAGTAATGAACTATTTAATTAAGTAACCAATAAATAAATATATATACCATGAACAATTTAGAACAATTATCAGAAAGATTAGACAGCTTACAATCAGAATTAGTAAGACTTAGAGTTGACCTATCAGATGCTATCATTTCCGCAAAGGAAGAGCAACAACCAGTAGGTAAGTATGAAATATCTGATGTAGTAAAAGAAACTATCATCGATTTACTTGACAGGTTTATTGACAAGAATGTATTTAGTGAGCTTGATACATCATACCAACAAAATGTATATGGTGGTGGTATTGACATCGATATCACATTCGACCTACAAGATATCGTATCGGATCAATTAGGTTCATCACGCAGAATGGCTGATGATTTCCTTGAGGAATTGATTAGAGAATTAGATAACTTAAAAGATGAAGAAGAAGATGAACATGAAGATGAAGCTACTGAGTCCGGGGAGCAGCAATACTAAAACTGCTAAGAACCCAATTAAAAGTTACATCATGCATCTCTCACCATACAAGCAGAATAGCTATGGTAAAAATGTATGTGGTCACGCATCAGTAGGATGTGCTACGGCTTGCCTTAACTCGGCAGGTCGTGGTGCATTCTCTAATGTACAATCAGCTAGGATACGCAAGACCGATTACTTCCTATCGGATAAGTCAGCGTTCCTCAAGCAGTTGTTAGGAGAACTCATCACTATCAACTCTAAAAATGAAGAGGTTGCCATCAGGCTGAACGGAACTTCAGACATTGACTTTATCAGTCTACTTAAAGTAAAGCTTAATGCAGACATACTTAAGTCATTGACTAACATTAAGTTCTATGATTACACAAAGAATCTCAAGCGTGCAATACAATACCTGAACACTGATTATCACTTGACATTTTCAAGGTCAGAGACCAATGATTTAGAATGTATTGAGTATCTTAGATTAGGAGGAAATGTAGCTGTAGTATTCAATAAGTTACCTGATACATGGAATGGATTCCGTGTGGTAAGTGGAGACGAAGATGACCTCAGGTACACCGATGAGCGAGGAGTTGTTGTAGGCCTCGTTGCAAAGGGTAAAGCAAAGAAAGATACAACAGGATTTGTTATTAACAACACCGCATTAGGTGTATAAAATTATCTACCATGCCAAATTATTGCGACAACAATGTCACATTTTACGGTGACCAAAAAGATTTAGAGATTATTGATGAGCGATTCAAACGCTATCGTGAGCATGAATACTTTACCAACTTTGCTGAGTTTGTATTAGGCAAGGAGATTAGTGACAAAAGTACATTTGAGTGGGGTTATTCATATGGTACAAAATGGTGGGAATTTGATGTACAAGATATTGGAGAAGGCTACCTAAACATTCAAGGTAGTAGTGCATGGTCACCACCACTGCGATTGATAGCTGAGATTACTGAGGTGTTCAATGTTCGTGCTGAGGGTAACTATTATGAGATGGGAATGGACTTCGCTGGTATCTATACTGCTGAGGATGGTAATCTTAATGACACTGAGATGACTTGCTTTGAGTATGACCTATTGCAAGATAGAGAGTATGCTATTGACAGGCTTATCAGTGATCTTAATGATGACATATACTATGACTTCGAGTATGTTGAAGATAACTTCAAACCACATCTAACTGAAGCTGAATGGAATCAAGTATTAAATGAAACAAAAAAGAAGTAATGATAAGAGTATTTTTTGAGAGAAGTGGACACGCTGAGTTAGTCGCTGTGTTCATGGATGAGTATACATACAAAGATTGTGTGCCAGCATTAGAAAGACTATGTAAAGACATGGGTTTTGATAAGATGACTGAGTCAGTTGAGTACTCTTTAAAAAGTAAATTATTAATTAGCCAAATAAAAGATTTATGAGAGTACAAGAGTTAATCAATCTACTACAATTGGTAGATAACAAAGAAGCAACAATTGATTTCATTGGTAATAACACTGATTCAAAAGACCCTGAATTAGATATAGCTTATAGCACTGCTGAAGTTTGGTATGATGGAGAGAATACAATAACACTTTTTACTTATATAAAATGACACTAAGACACCAAGTAGACCTCATGCGTGAGGTATTAAACAAGACTGACATCAACTTAATTACCTGTGGTCACTGCGGTAGTATTCTCCTGCATAGACTTGACGATGAGGTAATCAATTGCTATTCATGCAAGCGAGAGATGGAGTCATGTGACTGCCCTGATTTCTTTTACGAGGGTATGCCGGAATTAGATGATGAACTTTAAAAAAATTAGCTATGACAATACAAGAAGCGATTGAACTATTAAAAAGCAACGGATACTATGTCGGTGAGATGTGGCATAGGTCTGATGTTAGAGAAAAATTTCACTGCACTGACGATGAGGCTGATGAAATACTTGACAATGTCCTTAGTAGTGATTGGATATATGAAAGAATTCATGACCAAATATATGACGAAGGAAGATTAATGAATTTAGAATTAACAGAGGATTACAAATGAGAACTTGCAGTAAGACAGGTGAACGCATGACATCAGGTTATGTGGTTGACCACTTTGATACACTACTATACTTCAGTGAAAAAAAGTATTTGATTGAGCACTTACGCTCACTTGACTGGATTGACCTTGATGGTAACGAGGTAAGCTTCGATCATGACGAAGACCTAATGGATTACTTCTATGCAGAGGAGTACTTCTATTACACTACATTCGATGACGATGATAATTACGATGAGTATGAGGAGGTTTGAGAATATACTTTACCTATTTGCAGGGATTGCGATAGGTATGCTATTGGCTACAACGATGTATGAAAAAGAAATAGAAAAGATATACAGCATTGTAGAGATACCAAAGGTTGGCGATATGAGTGACTGCGCTAACGAAAGAGAGATAGGTTATTACGAACACTTAATTAAAACAAAATGAAAAGAGTACTGTCGGATGATACACGCAAGTATCTATTGAAAACAATTATAGAAACTGAATTCTCAAAAAATCCAATTGGTCGTTTAGATGCTGAAACAATTGCAGAACTATCATTGGAAGATGATGAGGAGTTGGTATATAACATATGCGAAATAGCATACCTATTATCAAATAGAATGAATGATTTAATTAACTTAAGACAACAACAATGAATCACAACAAAGAATTCGAATACCTAGTAGGTAAGAAGATATCAGGCGTAAGGTATATGACTGATCAAGAAGCTCAGGACTTTGGCTTCTACAAGAAACCATTAGTAATTGTATTTGAGGGTGGAGACTTTATGCTTCCAGTAACAGATGACGAATGCAACGATGGTGGTGCAGCACTATTCTTTGAACGACAAAGAAACGGATATAAAGAAACATTAATCTATACTACATGAGTACATATCACATATTCTACACACGCAAAAACCAACTGCCTACAGGCGTAAATATCTCTGCAATAAATGAGATAGATGCAATAACGAAGTTCGCTTCTGAGCATCAGTATGATGAAATAATATACATAGCTAAACAAGAAACACTATGGTCACTCAAGAAGATGTAGTGCAGGTAGCTGAATACTTGCACATAGAGATAGATCAGTCTATAATAGACGAGACTATCAGGAGGTTTGAACAATATGATATGGGAGATCATATTGAAGATAGATTTAGAGCAATTGAAATTGTACTATATGGAATTATATTGTAAATTAGAGTATGAAAATAATTGACGTACTACTTCAAAGGTTACCTGAATCATATGTTGACAGAATCGTTAGCAACATGGATGATTTCAATGTAGCGTACCAGGAAGAAGGTACGTTAGCATCAACAGAACTCATGACGCTATTTGATTGGAATCAATCACGTGAAGGGTACGACTTTTGGAATGATGTATATTTATACTTAGTCGGTGAATCAGAACTACCACAACTACCAATTGACATTAGTTACAAGCCATCATCTGTTATCGTGATGAAGGATGGTATGTACGTTATGAATGCAGGAGGATCCGGTATAGCTATCAAATACGACATCATTATGCATGAACTTAAGAACTCTAGTAAGCGAGCTAGTGAACAGGTTTATGCGTGGCTAAATTAAAATTTTTCACT